TGAACGGGACCTTCACTTCCTTCCCGCCGTGACATTTGCAATACACATCATCTGTTTTTGTCTCGTCTCGAAAAGCAAGACCGCGGGTCGGGTGCAGGATATACACCGTTGGCTCCTGCATCTTTTTGCGAAACTCAGTCCAAGATAATTGTTTCATTGTTTTACGCTGTAAAGTTAATGATTTTTTTGCAAAAATGGAAATTTTTTTCTGTCAAAAATTCCATTTCATCAAAGATTGAATATCCATATAATACTTCTGCATTTCCTCGTACAATTTAATTGCTTCTTCCTTTGACTTTGCGGCTCTTGCAGCCTCATACATTGTATGACCGCGATGTAACTCCACTCCTCTTGCTTTAGCCTTGCGCTCAATTTCAAGATACTTTTTCTCTCCGATATACATAATCGCGTGCCGCCGATCTTCGCGAGCACACACCATCTCGTATGGATTCACCATAATTTCACCAACAATGCCGTTCTTGAACTCCGGATTCATAAAGCGGCAGATGTATGCATCCTCTCTGTCTAAGTGCATATATTCGGCTGTTGACATATCGTATTTCAACTTTAGCCGTGCTCTCACCTCATTGCAGACCTTCTCGTACTCTGCATAATCACAACTAAACGTGCAACGCACGAGGTCTGTACATTGCGACAAGTCGCCACCAAATTTAAGGTCGGCTTTACGCAAGGCGGAGCCTCTATCTTTTTTCGTCAATCCACTAAAGCGAATATCCTTGCAATTCGACACTACGCTATTGCACGCATCACCAAACGCACTCTCAATAGCACCAATCTTAGACTGGATCTCATCCCATTGCTTCACTTGCGCACGCACCTCTTCCCTTGTACCATACCTGCGATAGTAGATTGAGCCATCTTTGTTTTCTACCTTCTCATACTTCCTATCTGCATAAATTTCCACATTTCCTACTGGCTGTACGCCACTACGACCTGTTCTTTCACGATAGCGTTTATTGCCAATAACCTCTGCTATATCTTGCTCGTTGTCGGTGAAAAAATATGGAAGTGTATTTTTTTCTCGAGCATTGGAAATTCTATCTTCATTCTTTTCAAGCCATTCCTGCATAGATGACGGCATTTCCTTAATCGGCTCCACCTCTTCATCTTCAAAGAACTGGTCTTCCGTCTTAAGCACAGGCACGCAAAAACACATACAATTTGGGTGCCAACCTAAAAACGTAAATCCTTTCGGGTATCTTCCTTTAAGCGTGTCGCATATGTCCGGAACGTGATGCGTGTTCGTTGTTAGCTTGACATCATAGCCGAGAACAAAATCCAGCTGCTTCCACCGCTCCTGCTCCGCTTTTCTGTACGCCATATTGATTTCTGAGCGTGCAACGCGAATAGAGCGATATTCGCAATCGTGGCAAGTAACCGCCTGCCCGAACTTTTCCTTGTAATCTTTCTTGAGTTTCGGATAGTCATCCAGATACTTGCTTAGACGTTTACTCAACGTTACTGCACTCATCCCCTTTTCTATGGCAGAAGAAATTGCACACTCCATCTCATCTTTGAACTCGACAGACTGTTTCCACAACGTTGTCGAAAGGTTCATTCCGTTCGTTCTGCGCTCTTGAAACGCCTTCAACGCATCGCTGTTCGTCTGATAGTAAACTTTCTTCTTCTCTCCATTGATTGTAGCACCATACGTCTTAAGCAGTTTATCTGCGAGCAAGTCCTGCACGAGATTACTTTGCTTCCACTCCTCCGACGTTCCACTATATATCAATGCGCGCATATCCTTGACGAACAAAGATTGCACATTGTCAAACAGCTCCTTCAACTGCGGATAGTCCCGAACACGGAACGGCTCCGTCCCTTCGTAATCAGTCCGCACAACGCCTTTGGCGATCATATCGGAAAAAGCATTGTACACAGCCTGCACCTTGCCTATATATTCCACAAGGCGCTTTGCGTGCGCACGATACTTCGCTTTCTGGTTTACGAACTTCTTCGAAGCCATACTTTATACAGCAGACTCTCCGCTTCCGAAAAGATTTTGCACCTGTTGCTCCAGCGAGGAAGCTTTACTCTCTTGGTACTCATTGAAGGTGGTTTCTGGGTCTTCGGACACACCAGCCTTTCTAATCGACTCCATATGACCGACAAGCGGTTTATCGCCATTTGCTTTCATCCACTTCTCTATCTCATATTTCTCGTCATTCTGGATATACGGCGTAACGATATGCTCCACATCTACGTTGTCAATCTCTTCAGCCCACTTGACATTCATCTGCTTCAAGAACGCCTTGATTACGTTGCACTCACGTTCCAAAAACTCAGTCCACGGGCCGGCCTCTTCACCGATACGCAAATGAGCGTCCGTGAAAAGCGTTTGGCGAGCATCGTAACCAATACTCCCAAGCCCCTTCAAATTGTCAAAGGAAACGTCCGGCATCTGCGCCTGCATAAAGAACAGCTTCACCAACATATCAACGTGATACTTCAAAGCCTCGTTTGATTGGCTCCACGACACATACGACACATCACCGCCATTCTCCATACGAAAAGCACGGCGTGCTTCACCTTTATGCTCGTCGCCAATAATCTCACCGGAAATCTTCAGCACAGGGGCGGAGTTGTACGCAAGCACGTCGCTATTCCGAGAAAGTGTATATTCTATCTCTTCGCGCAAATTCGTCAATCCGAAGTACACCGGAACGGGGCGGTAAATATACACGCCGGGGATCTTTTGAATACTTATCCTTTCGCCACGAACTTTCTCGCCCGTTTCTTCAGATTCAAACAAACGTTCCTGCCAACCATCAACACCTTCTCCAGAAAGTTGCCACAAGTAATGCCTATCTGCCGTGTACGTCTCGAAGTAGGTCACGTATCTATTCCCGACGTATTTCTCATACTCAAACGACATTGCGAGCATATCATCCATCTCGTCAATAATCGGGTACAACCGTATTCCCTCCATTGGAGAATACGTCTTGCATTTCAACTTGTACTGACTGGGGAAACCGTACAACGTATTTGGGCGCTCGACCGTATACCAGATTGTAAACGCCTCGCAAGCGGCATAATACGCCAATCCTCGCTTCAGATTTACGGCGTCGATGCGCGCGTGCTTGTATATGGCTTCAAGCGCATTCGCAATATCATTGCGTGTGCTATTATCCTCCAAATTCGTGTACACGCGCTTAACGGGGATTGAAAAGGTGTATTCGTTGTACCGGCTTGACAGCAACTTTTCCATTCCGATATAGATTCTGGAAGCACGCTCTATTCCGTCAGAACGATACTTGTCCTTTCTGCCAGTTCTATCTCCAACAATTCGATGCCGTGTAGGCTCATAGTCTTTAATCAGTTTCTCCCACAGAGGGACACTCACTGATCTTTCTTTCAACCGAGAAATAATCGTCGCGTTTGAAAGTCCACTCTCTAAAATTTCTTGAATATCCATAACGCAAAATTTTTCGCGGTGCAAATATAGCAATTCCTGTTTGATTTTCAAACACTTTTGCGCAAAAAGTTTGGGGAACTCTTTTTGAGTCCCCCAATACATCGTTTGGTCAGATGTCGCAGAAACGAGGGAGGAGCGAACAGGTCGCTCGCTCACTCCCTCAACCATTAAAAGTACATCTCGTTAAGAAATTGCACCATTGCTCGGTTCTGCGGCAGCAGGGACGGAATATCCATCCTGTTCGGTTTGTACAAGTTCGTTGCAACGTTGTAAACGTCCCAAAGCGTTATCACGTTATTGCAGTAGAACTTCATCAGCATATCTTCGGTGAACTGCGTGATCTGTGCTTGGTTCAGCGGATAGACATTGTTCACGTGGATTTCGGGCTTGCGGCTATCGCACTTCACGCGTGTTGCGGTGAGCATTCCAATCATCAGAAACATCTTGTCTGCGGTCACTTCAATCTCTCGCATTCGCGCGATTTTCTCATCGTCCTCCACCATCAAATGGCGTGCATCGAGAAGCCACGATTTCACAACATCAAGCAGGGCGGCAGGCGTCAAGTTTTCTCCGCGCCGCTTGGCTCCGTAGGTTGCAGCGTATAGCGTGGGATTGAGCATACACTGGTTGTGGCAGATCTTCACGTTGCGACCGAAGCCGACTTGTATGCCGTTCTGGTGGAAGGCGACGGCAAGGTTCGTTGTCATCTCCGGCGTGTCTAAATCTTTGATGCGGATATTCGCGAACACTCGGCGGAGGATATGCGCTTCAACGGCGTGGTCACCAAGTTGCGCTTCTACTTGGGGAAGCAAAACAACTCCGGGCTGCGTGCGGTCTCTGTTCTGAGCGGCGAACAAATCGTAGACCTCAACGTCGTATCCTTGAACGTTGCACATCGAGATGAGCTGACGCAGCAGTTCAAAGTGGTAAATCCCTTTCAGCGGTTTGCCGTACACATCGTTCTCACGGTGGGTGAGTTCCAACTGCTCAAGCGTTATCGCCTGAGTCTTCTCTTTCTCAAAGTCGAGGAACTTTCCGTTGTCGACTTCGACTGCAATTTCCATTACTTCTGTTTGCATAACTTTGTACTTTTAATGAAACTTATAACTTATTTTGGAGGCACTCCTCCTTTTTTTTCTGCACTTAGCATCCATATACGATATGTCCCACTTTGTTTATGTCGTCCAAAATTTTCTCGTAATTCTCCGAGAACTCTCTTTCAATCGATGGGCTATCGGCCCTTAGCGTCCAG